TGGTAGATTATATAAAAGAAGAGAGGTTAGATAGAAAATTAAGGAAGAGAGAGATTATAGATCCTAGAAACTATATAATAAATATTTTATACTATAAGTTTAAGTGGTCAGAGTTACGTATATCTATAGTACTAGATAAAAATCGTTCTAGTATATCTCTTGCTAAAAACTCTGCTTTTTTCTTAGCGGCAGATCCTGCTTTTTTAAGAAACACAATTGAAGTTAGAGAAAAGTTTCCTTGGACACCTCAAGAACCTGACAAATTAGCTCAAACATTTAAGAAAAGAAGAAGCTTAGTAGTATTCTTGGATGAACAAGAAGTCGAGAAAGTAGAAAATGTAAGAAAACAATTAGGAGTACGTAATATGGGTACTGCAATTAAGTATTTAATTAAAAACTTAGAAGAATATTAAATTATGAATAGAGATGCAAGACAAATTGAGGGTCTTCGTAAATGGAGACAGTCTTCGTTTCAAGGCATTGCCGAATATCCTACAGGTTTCGGTAAAACATATACAGCAATTAGAGCGATCATAGGCATGATCTCCAAAAAACAAATCAAGAGTGTAGTTGTAGTAGTTCCTACTATCACACTAAAAGAACAATGGGAGAAAGAATTGGCCAAAAAGAAAGTAAATATAGCAGAAGTATATGTTATAAACTCTGCAGTAAAAAAGACCCACGACGTAGATTTTTTAATCTTAGACGAGGTTCATAGATATGCTGCAGAAACATTTAAAGAAATATTTGTACGTACTAAGTACAAGTATATCTTAGGCTTAACAGCTACGTTAGAAAGAGATGACGGACTGCATGAAATTATATTAAAACAAATGCCAGTCTTTGACACTATTACTATTGAAGAAGCTTTACAGCATTCATGGATTTCTCCATATAAAATCTTTAATGTACAAGTGCCGTTTACTCCTGACGACTTAGCTGCATATAAAAAAGCAGACAATAGTTTTAAATACTTTGCCATGCAAATGGGCAGAGGAGGACAAGCTTTTGATACTGCTAAATTATGGATAGGATCTGATGATCCTACTGAAAGAGGCAAAGCTGCCGCTTATTATAACTCATTAAGAACAAGAAAGAAACTTTGTTTGAATAACATAAACAAAGTTAATGCTGTTGCAACTATTGTAAAGATGTTTCCTAACAGAAACGGCCTTACTTTTAGTGCAAACACAGATTTTGCTGATTCCTTACAGAGTGTCCTTGGGGACATTTCGATGACTTTTCATAGCAAACTTTCTAAGAAGTCACAGGGCATTGTAATGAAGACTTTTAAAGATAAACGCACGAAGATTAGAATTCTAAACACGTGTAAAGCTTTAAACGAGGGATTGGATGTACCTGAATGTTCTATAGGAATTGTAGCAGGCAGTAACTCTACTGCTCTTACTTTTATTCAACAATTAGGAAGAGTAGTAAGACATATTCCAGGCAAGGAAGCATACTTTATAAATCTTTATACACCGCAAACTCAAGAAGAGAAGTGGATGCAAAAAAGAATGAAGAATGTAGACCCGAGTTTGGTAACAGATGTAACATTAGCTGAATTTGTAAATTTAATTAAACTACAACATGCACCAATTTAAAAAAGAAGCCTCTGAAAAAACAAAACTAACTATGGTAGTAGCCCTGACAGCCAGTCAGGTGCTACACGAATCGTTAGATGATCTTGTAGACACAGACTTTTACAAAATGTCTTTAAAGCAAACTACTAATAGAATGCAAAAAGAATTAGAAAGAGTATGTGACAGACATATAGATCTTTTGTGGGCAGGCGACGAAAAAAAAGCTCGATTAGTACAAGACGGTTTATATAAGATAGCTAAAAAAATAGCTACTATGAAGCCTAGTGAATTAGTTGTGATAGGGGACATGTTTGAAAACGGAAACTTTAAGTTTGTAGAAGAAGGAAAAGCCAAAGAAATTTTGTTAACTAAAGACTGATACAATTATGAATGTAGAACTAGATTTAAAAAAACTTTATAGAAATAATCTTAGTCCTAATCAGTACGTGCTTTTAACTATGATTTATTATAAAGAGTGGGGAAAAATTATAAAATTATTTTCTGTAGAAGAAGCTTTAGAAATTAGAAACAGTTTAGTAAATACTAAATACATTTTAGATAAAGACACTAAAAAAAACTTTCACGACACTGTAATTAGTACTTCTCATGTAGAAAAATTATTAGAAATACGTAGCGACAACATCAACTTTTTAGAATTCTTTAATGAATATCCTATAAAAGTAGGAAATAGAGTACTGCGACCTAAAAATTCTGATACAATAGAAGGTAAAAAACTAAAAAAGAAGTATCTTGCAAAAGTAAAATCCCTTGAAGATCATAAATTAGCTGTTGAAGCTACTAAAGCTTTTGTAAGAAGGCAAAGAATTTCTAGTAATCTAGAATTTTTGCCTGGTTTAGAAGTAGTTATTAATAATGCTAAATGGCAGTCATGGGAAACATTTATCACTCGATTTGCAGAGGGGAAAACTGCTGATCACATAGATTCGATTTAGTATGAGTAAGAAAAAAGCATGGGATGAATTACAAGTAGAAATTCAAAGAGGTGTAGATGGATTAAATGTAGGTCTTCCTATGGGCTTCAATAGACTTAATAAGTTTATTGCAGGTGTACAACAAGGAAGATACGATACATGGGGAGGTGCCACAGGTACAGGTAAAACAGCAATTGTGGATGAAGCGTATGTATTTAATCCTTACGATCATTTGTGTTTAGATCCCAATCCTTTTTATTCTTTAGAAATTCTTTATTACTCACTAGAGATAGACCCTGTAGTTAAGCTAGCAAAATTTGTAGCTAGAAAAATATGGGAAGACCATGGTATTCTTACGAATATTAATGAAATCTTTAGTAGAGGTGTACATAAATTACCTTCAGAAGTAAGAAAGCTTATACCGATGTACAAAGAGTACTTCGATAAGATGCAAGATGAGGTGCTATTCTTTAGAAATAGCCTTAATCCTGATTACTTATATAATGATGTGATGAAGTACGCAGAGTCAAGAGGGAAAGTGGTACGTAACAAAGACAATATTGTTATAAATTATAAACCACATAACCCTAATCTAATTACACTTATCATTATAGACCACATTAGTCTTATAGATAAAAATTCAAGAAAAGATAAAACTAAAAAAGACGCTATAGATCGTGCGTCTAAGATGTTAGTGTTTTTTAGAAATACTTTTAAGTTTAGTCCTGTAGTTGTTAGTCAGTTTAACAGAGGTATAGAAGGTATGGATCGTAAGAAACAAGACTCTCAAGAACCTCAACTTTCTGACTTTAAAGATACAGGAGCTACACAAGAGGATGCAAACACAGTTGTTGCTTTGTTTAATCCTTTTCGTTATGGTATGGATAATCATCGTGGTTATCCTATTCTAGACGGTACATATCCTTTACGGAGAAATTATCGTTCAGGACATATTTTAAAGAATCGTGATGGCATGGATAGTTTATCTATGGGTTTTTATTTTCAAGGTGCTGTAGGTAAGTTTGAAGAACTTCCAAAAGCTTCTGATATAAAGAATGACCCTAGATTATTAAAGGCCATCTTAGACAAAAACAAAGTATGATTGTAGAATTTAAAGACTGGGTAAAACTAAAACTTACTCAAGACCCAAAGACTAGGGATTCTAATGAAAAACTTTACTATGATTATTTAGAGTATACGGGTTACGACGTAAACTCTAAAACTATAAAACAGTTTCTAAAAGACATGAGTAATCGAGAGATTCCTTATATGGATTCTGTTGCTAGAGCATCAAGAAAAGTACAAGAAGAAAACCCTTATCTACGTGGTAAAAGCTGGGGAAAACGTAAGAAAAAAAGTGTTTTAGTAAAGCACGAAATCCTTGCAGATAAGTAAGGATTTTAGTATTTTTAATCAATTAAAACGAGGAGAAAAAATGGGAAAATTAGTGTTTATTACAGGTAAATCTGGTATGGGGAAATCTACTTCCCTACGTAATCTTAATCCTGATGAAACGTTCATCTTGAATACAGACCAGAAGCCCTTACCTTTTAGAAAATTTCAAGAAAAGTATTCTGAAGAAAAGGGTAATTACAAAAAAACTTCTGATATAGTAGAAGTTATTAATATCTTAAAGGATGTTCATAAGAACAAACCGCAAATTAAAACTTTAGTGATAGACACATGGTCTAGAATTATGACTGACCATGTCATGAGTAAAGCGTTTAGAACGGCTAAAGGTTTTGAGAAATGGGGTAAGTTTTCTGCATCTATTTATGATCTAATGAATATTGTGAATGACAAAGTAAGAGACGACTTACATGTTTATTTCTTTGCTCATCCAGAAACTCATTATGATGAAACAGGCTTTCCTATGGAAAGAGTAGCTGTACAAGGTAAACAGCTTGAAAAATTTGTACCTGAGAGTTTTAGCTCTATTGTTTTATATTGTGAGGTTAAGAGTGCTCCTGGGCAACCTAACGAACATGTATTTAGAACAAAGACTTCTGGCTCAGATACTTGTAAGACACCTATTGACATGTTTGAGGAGGAAACTATTCCTAACGATTTAACATTAGTCGATACTGCTATCAACGAGTATTACTAAACAATTTTTTTATTAACTGCTTTGGAGTATTTATAGTGCTGTTAAAGCAAACACTTTAAACTATTCAGAATTGGATCTACTCTGATAAAAAATAGATCTGTTTATGTTTAGCACGGAGCTAAACAAATTATTTAATATTATTAATTTTTTAAAACACAAGAAAAATGATTGATTGGGGAGTACCAACAAACAGAAAATCTTCTACTAAAGTAGAAAAGTTTAACACGCCAGTAGTAACTATGTCTGCATTGTTAGGCAAAGGTTCTGGTCGTAAATTTACATTTAACAAAGCTGCTATTGATGCATTAGGATTAGTTTCTCCTGACAAAGAAACAGGAGCACAATCTTATGTAACTTTCGGTAGAAATGCAGAAACAGGAGATGTAGTACTTATGGCTTTAGCAGAAGAAAACGAAAACATGAAGGCTTTTAAGACTAACAAGTCTTATTCTTTTAGTGACAAGAAAACATATGAGTTTCTTACAAACAGTTTTTCTTTGAACAATGATGTAGAAAATTATCTTCACTTTGAGACTGTAGAAAACCAACCTTATTTTATGGTAACAAGCGCTACTAATGACAATACTGTTGTTGAAGAAGCGCCTATTGTACAAGAAGTTGTACAAGAAGAAGTACAAGTAGAATCAAACGAAGAAGAAGAAATTGTTTCTAACGCAGATTCTTATCAAAGTGTAGCTAATACAGTTGAAGAAGAAGAAATAGTAGACGATCAGTGGTAAAAAACCGCTATTAAATTTTTAATTAGTAAATAAAAACAAGTAATGAACATTAATTTAAATGATGACAGCTTTAATGCTGTAGAGGGTAAAGCAATTTTCAACGGAGGAAATGCAGGAGTAGTTAACGATGTTAAGATGACTATTCATAAGAAAAACTCTGAAGACAAAGAATTTGCCCCAGACTATAAAATTACTTTTACAGATTCTAATGGTGGATCTTGTAATATGCCTTTCTGGTATGTAACAAAAGAAACTTCTTGGAATACTGTTGAGCAATTAATTCAAAAACAAGGTAAAGTTTTAAAGCATATCTTGCATGTTGCTTTGGGCCCTAACGCTCAATTGCCTGTTGTTAATTCTGCAGAAGCAATGTTAGACGAAGCTATGAAATTGCTTAGAGGAGCTTTACCTAATTTAGGAGCTGTTCGTATTTTTGCTAACTATGGTACAAACGAGTATCGTAAAAAATACATTCAACCTCGTTCTTGGGTTCCTTTTATGGAAGCTATGAATGTTTCTGCTGAGACATCTGTTCTTAAACAAACAGATCTTGACGGAATGACTCGTCTGCAAGAAGACGGAGAAGAAAGCGCTGCATTAGCGACAAGTACTGCTGACTCTGATGATGATGAGTGGTAGGACTTTTTTTAATTAAAATAAAAGGAAGGGCGACTATGTTGTCCTTTCTTTTTTTATTCTAAAATTTATAGTAAATGCATAAAAAAATAAATTTAAATTCTTTTATTTTTAACGAGCAAATTACTAAAGAAGATATACTTTCTGTAATTACACAAGAAGAAATATACTCCTATTACATAGGCTCTCCTATAGAACAAGGTACTAAAATTAATAGTCCTTTAAGAGAAGACAATGTGCCTTCGTTTGTAATATATTATCATAAGAATGGTTCAGGAACATTAATGTTCTACGATTTTGCTACTAAAGATAGTGGCGATGTTATCGTGTTTGTAAGTCTGCTTTATGATATAAATTACAAAGAAGCTTTGTGGAAAATTGCATATGATTTTAAACTATCAGATGCAGAAATAACAGGAGAACGTAAACAGTTAGTTAAAGCTAAAAAAGTAGTACAGAAAAAGCAAGTTAAAATAGGGATAAGAAAAAGAAAATGGCAAATTCACGATGCTAAATATTGGAAACAATACGGCATTAAAAAAACTACTTTAAAAAAGTATAACGTGGTGCCTATAAGCCACGTATTTTTTAACGGGAATGCTAATAAAGCAGACAAGAATGCTTATGCATATATAGAATATAAAGACGATAGTGTTAGCTATAAAATTTATCAGCCTTATAGTAAAAAGTTTAAATGGATTAACAATGCCAATTATACTGTGCACCAAGGTTATACAAAACTTCCTTCATCAGGAGAACTTTTAATCATTACTAAATCTTTAAAAGACGTAATGAGTTTAAAAGATGTAATGGAAATAGATAGTGTAGGTTTACAATCAGAATCAGTAATGATGAAAGTTTCAGTAATGAACGAGTATAAATCTAGATTTAAACAAGTGTTTTGTTTATTCGATAATGATACAGCAGGCGTTAAACTCTCTAAAGATTTTACTAAAAAATATAATGTACCGCATTTTTTTATGCCAGAATTACCTGGTGTAACAGATTTTAGCGACTTAGTTAGTAAAGTAGGAAAAGAAAAAGCCAAAGAATTATTTAATCAAAAAATATCAAAGTTATGGATAAATCACAGTCCTTGAGTAAGGTTACCAAAGACCTTATGTTTAAAGAACCGTTTTACGGATTCTTTTTAATAATGCTAAACAAAGTATGGAATGAAAAAGTACCTACTGCATGTGTTGGAAAACAAGGAATCAATTATCATTTAATGATAAATTCTTCTTTTTGGGAAGAACTGCCGCACATAAAAAGAATAGGTTTAATAAAACATGAATTACTTCATATTGCATTTAAACATCTAAATGTTTTTACTGATTTTAAAGATAAGAAACTAGCAAACATTGCTATGGATTGTGAAATAAATCAGTATATAGACAAAGAATGGTTGCCAGAAGGAGGCGTAGACATTGACAATTACCCAGAATTAAATCTTGATCGTAAAGCAGGTTGCAGATATTATTATGAAAAGATGCAACAAGCTCAAAAAGAAAAAGAAGAAAACGGAACTTCTGGGTCAGAAGCTTTTGACAAAATGCTAGAAGAAGGTGTAGACCATTCTGAATGGGAACAGTTTGAAGATCTTTCTGAAGGAGAACAAAAGTTAATGGATAAGCAAGTACAAACATTAATAAAAGAGGCACAAGAACAGACTATTAAAAAAAGAGGAGTAGTACCTGGAGAAATAGAAGAAATTATAAAACTTTCTGTAGTAGAAAAACCAAAATTTAATTGGCGAAAGTTTATTAGAAGATTTACGGGCAACTCTCTTAGGACCTTTACTAAGAAACAAAGAAGAAAAGAGAATCATAGATACTCTGATAATCCTGGTTTAAGAGTAAAGATGCGACAAAAAATGTTAGTTGCAATAGATACATCTGCTTCTGTAAACAACGATGAGCTTACTGAATTTATGAATGAAATTTATCATTTATATAGATCAGGAGTGGCCATTGAAATTGTACAATGTGACACTAAAATAAATAGTATACAAGAATACAAAGGTAAATTTGAACTTGAAATATCAGGTAGAGGAGGTACTAGTTTTGATCCAGTATTGGATTATTACATGGACAATCCTAAGTTTACAAGTCTTGTATATTTTACTGACGGTGAAGCATACACAGAGTTAAAACCAAATAAGAATATTTTATGGGTTCTGTCAGAAAGATCTGATATGAATAATAAATTACCAGGAAAAGTTATTAAACTAGAAATTTAAAAAAATGAATCAAACTAAATTAAACGTAGAAGAATTAAGAGATTTTGTATCTCACATGATTAAGAATAATCAACACATTCAAGAAAAAGGATTAGTACCTGTTACTATAGATGTATCAGGTAATGCAGGATTAGGTAAAACTTCTTCTATTATACAGCTAGCAAAAGATTTAGACTTGCAAGTAGAAAAGATAAATCTATCTCAGCTAGAAGAATTAGGCGATTTGATAGGTTTTCCTGTCAAAGAATACAAAGTAAAAAACAATGAAGGAAAAGTATTGTGGATTACTGAGCAAGAAATTGCTACTGCAAATGAAAAAGGATATAGAGTAGTAGATAAAAGAATGTCACACGCAAAACCATCTTGGGTACAAGGTAAAAAAGATGGCGGTGTACTTATACTCGACGATTTTACACGTGCAGACCATAGATTTATGCAAGCTGTTATGGAAATTTGCGATAGACAAGAGTATATTTCTTGGAAATTGCCTAAGAACTGGCATGTAATTCTTACTTCTAATCCTGACAATGGAGAATATAATGTAACAAGCTTAGATGTTGCACAGCAAACACGTTTTGTTTCTGTGGAGCTAAAGTTTGATGAAAAAGTATGGGCAAAATGGGCAGAGTCTGTTAATATGGACAGCCGTTGCATAAACTTTTTACTTATGCATCCAGAATTAGTAAACGAAAAAGTTAATCCTAGAAGTTTTACTACATTTTTTAATGCAATTAGTTCGATAGAAAAGTTTGAAGACGAGTTACCTATGATTCAAATGATAGGTGAGGGTTCTGTAGGACAAGATTTTTCAAGCATGTTTACAATGTTTATTAATAATAAGCTTGATAAAATTATATCGCCAAAAAACATTATTTCAAAAGACAAAGATTACGTTTTTGCTGAGTTAAGAAAAATGATAGGAGAAGAGGACGAATTTAGAGCCGACATCTCTAGTGTAGTTTCTACTAGAATAGTAAACTACTTGTTGAATTTTGCAAAAACAAATCCTATTTCTAAAGAAATAGTACAGAGAGTAGAAGAAATATTTACAGAGTGTACTTCTTTTACAGAAGACTTAAAATATTTTATTGTTAAAGAATTGTTGAACGGTAATAAACAAAAGTTTTCTAAACTAATGTTGAACCCAACAATAACTAAAATTTTAATTAAATAATCATGAAAACATTACAAATAGTAGTAGATGCAGAATTGGAAAAAACTGTTTTAAAAGGCAGAATTAAATTAAATGAAGATAATAAAGATAATAATTTTATTATGTCTAAAAATAAATATTCTTTAAAACCCAATCAAACTGTTTTTATATCAAAAAATTGTAGTATTCCAAAAGTAAAATTGCGTACTGTAATGATGAGCCACAATTTAAGAATTACTAAAAATTTTAAAGAAGCAGATTTTTGTTTTATAAATTCAAGTGATTCTGGCATTAACGCAATTTCAGAAAGTTCTGGGGGTTATATTTTAAATAATAAAAATCACACAAAATCAGCAGACTATTTTAAACATTCTGTAAAAAATAATGTAGACTCTTTATTTACGCTGGCAGATATTGATATAGATATATTAGGAAATCACATTGAAGAAGAAGGAACAGTAACAGTAGATTATAGAACTCTTAATTCTATTAAAAGATTTTATCCTAATGTAGAAACTAGTTATGACTATAACAAGTATTTAAAAGAAGGTCCTGACTATGAGTGTTACGAATATTTTTTAGATAATGACATAGTTGTATATAATCAACAAGATTTAATGGAAATAGTAAACGGCAGAGATGCTTTAGTCATAGAAAAAAAAGAATATAATCAGCTTAAATCTATGATAGATAGTTCTGACGAAGACAACTTAGTTTTAGCCATGGAAATGATAGCTAACTGTGATTACACAAAAAGTTTGTTGTACTTATGTATGCTATTCGAGGCTTACTCAGAAAAGTTTTTAAAAAATAAGTATTGTCGTCATATTAATTTTAAGTCTTTATTAGCGTACTTAAACATAAATCGTTACACATATGTTACTATAGATTATATGATGGACTTATTTATAGAAAGAAAAGTTCTTAATAAAGAATGGGTAGATATAATCTTTGAAGAGTACGCAGATAGAATCGCTAACAGAGAATCTAAACATTTTAAAGCTAAAGTAATAACTTTAAACACAGAGGCACTTGAATTCTTAAATTTTAATTACGACCAAAAAATAATAGAAGACTTTATTCCTGTGGAAAAAGAAATAGAAAAAGAAGAAAAAATACTAGATGATAAAAGTATTTCTAATATTGTTTGGTCTTAAAATTAAAATATGGCAATTAGTGAAATGACAATTGAGTTTCCTGAATTTATTACCCATGTACCGTTAAGCGGTAAAAAATGGGTAAAAATAGGTTACAATAAGATACATGCTTCAGCGCACTTTACCGTTCGTAATGCATTTGTAGCAGCGATGCACAAGTATATTGAGAAGCATATGCCGCAAGACTATAAAATATCTTTGCCCGTAGAAACACAATTAATCATATACGCTCCTATTAATTATGGAGATGTAAAAAGATTAAAAGACAAAAAAACAGGTAAAGGTAGAATTAGTTGGAAACCTGCTCCCGAAGGATATAGTCCAAGATGGGACATAGGTAATTTAGCTTTAGTGTGGATAAAATGTCTAGACGACGTTCTGCAAAAAAGAGGAATTTTACCTGATGACACAATAGAGTTTCTGTCAAAAACTTCTTACGAATTTGTAGAAGTAGAAACTCTTAAAGAAAGAAAGTTAGTTTATAAATTAAAAACAATTAAAAAGTAATGGAAAATTACAGAGAACTCTCTGGATTAAACCAAAGCCTTTTAAAGAAAATTCTTGTTAGTCCTTCTGCTTTTTTAAAGCAGTTGGACCAGCAAGATGATTCAGAAAAAGATCATTTTGTGTTTGGTTCTTTAGTAGACGACATGTTATTGTCAGATATAGAAATATCAGACAAGTATTATGTTATGAAAGATTCTTTATCAGAAGTTAAAAGAAACATAACTAGATATGTGTATGACATGTATCTTGTAAACGAAGATAACGAAGAGTTATCCTGGTCTACAATGGACGAAGAGATTCACGATGCTTGTGAAGAATACTCTTTTCAGACTAATTGGAAATCAGAAACTAGAGTAAAGAAAATTAAAGAAGAATGCGAGAACTATTTTAATAGTTTAGTAGCTTCTAAAGGTAAAAAGTTAATTACAGAAGAAGACCATTACAAAGCTATTATAGCAGTAGCTTCTTTAAAAACGGATCCTTTTACTGGTAAATACTCTGAGGAAAAAGAAGGAATAGAAATATGGAAACACAAAGTAATTACATTTGATATTGCTCCTTTTGACGAAGAAACATTCTCTATTAAAGGAGAACTAGATAAAGTGTATATAGATCATAATGCAAAAACAATTTTGCCTATAGACTATAAAACTACTGGTTCTTCTGTGCATATGTTTAAATATGACTTTTGGAAATTTAGATATGATTTTCAGTGCGCTGTATATTCTTACGGTATAAAACAAGATCCAAAAGTAATAGAACTTATAGAAAAAGGATATAAAGTATTGCCGTTTAACTATATAGTGGTAGAGAAAGAGATGGTAAATCCTCCTATGATTTTTAGAGTTCCTAATGTAGTAACAAATATAGGATGGCAAGGAGGCACACTTGTTTCTGGTAGAAAATACGAAGGGTTTTTACATTCTTTAGAAAGGTATAAATTTCATAAAGAAAAAGACAATTGGGATTATCCTATGGAGTATTATATAAACGGACACATTAATATAGAAATATGAGCGATAAAAAATATACGCAGACATCAACGTTTTTGTTTCCTCTTTTGGAAATACCTAAACAATTATTTAGATGCGATGTTACAAACAGTTTTAATAAACGCATTATGACTACTAGATTTTCTAATGCTTTTATGTGGGACGAAGATTTAGAATTTGATTTTAATCACGAGCCGTATATTTTTATAGTACTAAAACCTTACAGAGATTATAATTTTGAAGAGTTTTATTCAACAATAATATCTATGGCAACTTATGTGGACGAATATGAAAAAGACGATTTTATTGTTATGGTATTTAAGATACCCGAAAAACATTTAGATCAATATAATCTTTTATTAGAAGGTAAGTACTCTAAATTGTCTCCAGAAATAAAAGGTCTTATATTAAAAAACGGTTTTTTTAAATTAAACCCTAATATTCTTCCTCGTATTTTAAGCAGATGTCCTGAACTTAGAAAAAGCTGGGAAAAAGCTCTTTCTTCTTCTGAGAATGATCCTGTAATTTTAGGAGACCAAGAAGTATGGTCCATAATAGATAAAAATAAAGAAGGTCTTAGTAGTAAAACGTTAAAACAATTAGGAGTAACGCAAAAACTAAATCCTGCAAAAGAATTTGATAACTAATATGAAATATAAAAAACAATTCTGGATAGACACCCTGGGAAAAGGGTGGGCTATCCAGTTACAAGAAACACTTAAAACAGAATATGGTACTTCTAAATTAATGGGTTTTGTCGGAGCAGAATATGCTATGAACAAAGTAAAACCTAATAAAGAAAACATATTTAAGGCTTTTAAACTTTGCCCTTGGGAATCTACCAGAGTTGTTATTATAGGCAAACAGCCGCACAGAAACATAGAAGCTGCTAATGGTTTAGCATATGGAAATGAATTTGTAACGCAGTTTTATTCACCTGTTATTACTAGAATTTTTGAACAAGTAGAAAGAGAATTTCACAATGGTTTGCATTTAGGGTTTGATTTTAGTTTAGAAGACTGGGCTAAACAAGGAGTACTTCTATTAAATAAACAGTTAACAATTAGAGAAGACGACAAAGGCGAACATACTAAGCCTTGGGGTAAATTTATATCTGCAGTTTTGAACGCTTTAAATCAGTATAAACCAGGTACTATTTACATTTTATGGGGAGAAGAAAACCAAAAACTAAAACCTTTCTTAGAAAAGAATAATCATGTTTTGACTTTTGATGACCCTAAAGATTACGTCTATCCTAAAAAAGACTGGCATTGTCCTAATTTTAAAGAGGCCAATGTTATTTTAAATAACTTATATAAAGAAACTATAAAATGGTAGAAGAAAAAATTATTATCAAGACTCAGTATTATGAAAACTATAATGTAGGACCTAAAGGATTTAATACTTATGGAGACAAAAAACCAAAGTGGAAACCTAAAGGAAGTTATAATTTTGTAATAGAATTAGAAACTGATTTATTGCTTTATACAAAAAGTGTAGAGGCTATATTTGAAAAAATGATTTCTAAGCATAATACAGAAGCAGAAAAGTTTGAGTATAGAGACTATGAAATTGTTTATGAAGAGCCTAGAGTTTTAGGAACTAAAGAAGATTTTTTAATTTTGTTAAAAGAAGAATTAGAATACGAATCATAAAATAAAAATCATGGAAAACAAAGAAGAATTAGAAGCTACTATAGCTTCTTTAGAATCGCAATTAACTGGTGACATGTTTCAAGATATGAATATTAAAGACGAAATTCATAACTTACAAATGAAACTTAAAGGAATTAAACCTATGGATAGCCATATAGATTGCATTGGTTGTGGATCATAAATAGAAGTACATATGACTGAAATAAAGAAAGTCAGTAGAAAAGCTATGGAAATCCGATTGTCAGAAAGAAGTAGCGATTATATCTCGCCTTCTTTTGGGTTCGGCTGTTTACTTAAATGCTCCTACTGTTATATGAAAAGGCATTTGCCAGAAGGCCTTACTGTTGCAAAAAACTATGGCGATATACTAACAGCGATTAACAATCATGCATATTTTTATGCTGATGTAAAAAAGCCTAATCAAACGGATCCTGAGTATGTTACTTATGACATTGCTTGTAACGAAGATTTTGCTTTACATGCTAAATACCACGAATGGCAAAAAATATTTGAGTTTTTTGTAGAGCATCCTATTGCTAAAGCAACGTTTGCTACTAAAATAATTCCTACTAAGTTCTTAGAATTTAATCCTAAAAAGAAAGTAAGAATTAGATTTAGTCTTATGCCGCAAATAATCAAAGAAAAATTAGAGCCTAATACTCCAGATATTATAGACAGGATTAAATCAGTAAATAAATTTATTGAAGCTGGGTATGAAGTGCACTTAAATTTTAGTCCAGTAGTTGTGTTTGACGATTGGCTAAAACATTATGCTAAGTTATTTGCTTTATGTGATATGCATATTAAAGAAGAGTATAAAAAAGATGTATTGTCAGAGGTTATTTTTTTAACTCATAATGAAAATAAACATAAATATAATGTAGCTAATAACGTATCAGGAGAAGATTTATTGTGGCAGCCTAAAAAACAAGAAGTAAAAACTTCTCAATATGGCGGTAAAAATATTAGATATGCTAAAGGATTAAAATCTAAGTATATAAAATATTTTAAAAACTTACACGATGAAATGATTCCGTGGAATAAAATTAGATATATTTTTTAAATTAATTCAGAGAGCTCAAGGGCTCTCTGAAAAAATTTTACGGTTTAATAGTTGTCTTCTTCTAGTGCTTCTATATATTGAACAACAGTACTTTCATTATCTGGTTGTTGATCCTTAAATATAAGAGCTAATCTTTCTAATATAGTAAATTCACTATCGTCTTGTTTTTCTTTTAATAAATCATAAGTATAAGAATCTATAATTTGATTTTTTAAGAAATTATTTTTTAAATCTGGAAACTGACTTTCGTAAATATTTTTGTATCCAGGTATTTTTTTAATGGCCCACTTACCTGCGTGAGTCCATCCTTTATACATTCCGCTTTGGTAAGGTTTAAAATTAAA